CGACCATTGCCCATCCGCACCCAGCCTGCTCGGCAAGTCGGATAACGTCTTCGCGGTTCATTCCTGCCCCCTCCCAATCTCAGCCGCAGCTCTGACGATGGCGCGGCGGGTGGCGGCGTAGGGGTCGTCGTCAAAATCCACCTCAATGTCGGCGTCCGCGCGCCACGGTATGCGCACCCATGCAACGCCGCGCTCGTCATGGATGCTGACATCCATGCGCAACTTCACCGCCAGCCGCAGCGCGTCGCCGTCGTCGTTGAGGGGGTTCCACTCAGGCGCGGAAAAGATGTTCATGGCCGGATCCAGTCCTGTGCAATCGCGCAGCACGCCGTTAGGGCAACGCAAGGCTTTGACCCCCGCCGCCTCCGCAGCGGCCTCAAGCAATTCTTTGTCGGTCATTCTTCCCCCCCGTGCGCGGATGATTTCCGCCAGCCTCAACGCCTTCTCCTCTTCGCAAATCTGAGCGCACGCCTCGCGCTCGGCCAGCACCGCAGCCTCCAGCAACGCGCAGTGCTGCGTCTCTCCCTGACCCTCGGCGCAGCGTCGCCAGCCGGCGAGGTAAAATCCCTTCTCAACCTCGTTTTGCGGCTCCCAGATTTTGACCCCCGGCTCCCGGAACGTTAACTCTTGCTCCCCGATTTTCGGTTCCCCGGCCAGCGCGGCGTGGAGTTCCTCAACACTTGCAGGAATGTACGAGGTAACCCCCCAGCTCCTGTGATAGAACATATCAACCACGGCCTGCGCCGCTTCTCGTAGTTTGCTCATCCCCGTCTCTCCGCTTTGGCTATGGCGGCGTCGATTTTTGCCCGCGCCGGGCTTGGGATAGTTGGCAAACCGTCTGCGTGGCAGTCGTTGTCTGCGTCGCGCATCATGACAAGCGCCTCGTACAGTTCCGGCGCGGCTGCAATCAGGCGGGCGTCTGCCTCGTTCTCGCAAACGGCGACGCGTCGTCTGCTACGCCCATCGTCCAGCGCCAAAAAGTTGGCAAACACCATGCGGCGCTCGACCAAATCGTTCTCGGTCAACTCTGCCGCGCTCCATCGTCGCGTTTGAGAGGTCATCAGCGTTCGGCCTTGCGACCACGGCCCCGGTGTGTGCTTGCTCATTCCCGCCCCTTTCCGATTTTGACCCACAACGCAGTGCCAACTGGATAAATTTTGTGGGTGTCAACCTGCGACGAAACCCATCGCCCGCCCGGACTCCCCATAATAATTCCCCAGAGTTCAAACTCGGTGTCCTCGTCCTCAGCCAGCGCGTCGCGCAGCCGCTCAAAGGCTTCAAAAATTTCTGGTCTGTAAACTCCATGTATGTCCACCGTGTCGATCACCGCTTGCGCCGCTTCTCGCAATTTGTTCATTTCACTTCCTCCGCTTTCTCGATCCATCCAGTCGCCTCATCCGTCGCGCCCCGCGCCGCCGCCCACGCCGCCCACCACGCCTGCGTCGCCAGCACCGCCCACGCCGCCGCCGCCGCCGCCTCCGCCGCTTCTGGCGTCCGCTCCTCACACATCCTCGCCCATGCCTCGCCGTAGCCTCGCTGGTCAGCGTAGGGCTGGTGCGCGGCCAGCCGCTCCCACATCTGGTCGATAGTCATTTCAATCCCTCCACGAACGCCTTGAGGCGTTCCAGTTTGTCTGGCCCGATTTGGCCGCCGGCGCCCCACTTAGTGACGGTCTGCTTGGCGACGCCAATGGCATCGCCTATCTTCTGGTGGCTCATCTGAGCCTGCTTGATGAGGCGCTGGGCCTCGCTGTCGTCATCGTCATACTCCACAGCGCTGACCGGCTCATAAACCGGCTGCTCACCGTCGAGGTTCCACCGCACCCGCCAGGCGCGGCGGTGCAGGCCCTTGGCGTCTAGCCGGGCGGCCAGCGCCATCGCGGCGCTGAACGACCGGGCGTCGGGGAAGTGCAGCCGGTAGCTGGCGTCGCCCGGTAGCGGGCCGCTGTGCGGGTCACGAACGCCAGATGGCGTCGGCTTATGGTGTGCGCCCATACGGGTCCTCCCAAAGTTCGTCGTCGATCAGGATGTCGAGCGCAGCGTCCCAGGCGTCGTTCTCATCGCCGCCCAGCGTCCGCATGTGCCACTCAAGGAACGGCTGGCGCGCCTCGGGCGTGAGCGCCCGAAACGCCGCCATCGTCTGCACGCCCATCCTGTCCAGATGGGCGCGAATCCGCAGGTAGTCAGGCGTCATCGGCGCGGCTCGCCATGACGATGATGTGAGACTTGAGGATCTCCACGCAATCCCGCGCGAACTCCTCCGGCGCCGACACCAGCTTGGCGACGAGGTCATCATCCATGTGCTGGGACAATTCCTCGCCCGCCTCAGTCGGGTGGCGCGCCACCCAGTCCATCAACTCAACGCGCCATTCGGCGTCGGTCATCGGGGTCCCAAAATGCTGGGCCTTGAAGTCACCGTAAAAAGACATCGTCCACTCTCCTGTTGTTGTTGCGGGGTCAATCGTAAATCTTTCGCTGGGGGACTTGTCAACTAGTTTGTGATTCCGATACAGTTCGCCTGCAATCAATCAAGTGAGGTCCCCGTGAAGCACAGTTCAGTGGTCGGCGGTTCCACCGCCAAACGTCTCATCAACTGCCCCGGCAGCGCGGCGCTGGTCGCGTCGGTGCCGCCGGCGCCGTCGTCCAAGTACGCTGACGAAGGCACGCTCCTGCACAACGCCGTCGCCGAGTGCCTTGAGACCGGTGCGGCGCCGATGTCGCTGGTCGGTGCCACTCACTACAACGGCGCCCAACTGACCGAGGACTTGGTCGAGCGCAAGCTGGTGCCGGCCCTGGCGTTGCTGGACGACCTTGACCCGTTCAAGGATGGCGAATTCATGACCGAGGCGCAGGTTGATTTCGGCGACTTCATCCCCGGCGCGTTCGGGTCGTGCGACCTGCTGCTGCGCGTCGGCAAGTCGGCCTATGTGGTGGACTGGAAATTCGGAGACGGTGTGCCGGTTGAAGCCATCGACAACGAACAGCTTCTGTTCTACGCCGCCGCCGCCCTGCGCGGCGACAAGACGCGCTGGGTCTTTGAAGGCGCCGACCGCATCGAACTGGTCATCATCCAGCCGCCGTCGATGAAGCGTTGGGAGGTGTCGGTGCCCCGTTTGCTGGCGTTTGAGCGTCAGTTGCGGTCTGCGGTCAAGGCCAGCGAAGACCGCGCCGCGCCGGTCGTGGCCGGAGAGTGGTGCAAGTTCTGCCCCGCCAAGGCCATATGCCCGGCCATGACCGGCGCCGCCGAGCGTGCGCTGAAGGTGCAGCTGGACGCCATTGACCCGCGCCAGTTGGGCGCACACCTGCGCATGGCCGACATGCTGGACGATTGGATCAAAGGCGTGCGCGAATTTGCTTTACAACGCTTGGAGTCCGGTGCTACCGTGCCCGGATACAAGCTGGTGGCGAAGCGCGCCACCCGCCAGTGGACGGACGAAGCGGCGGCAATCGCCGCCCTGACCGCCGCCGGCGTAGACGAATCAGAACTGATGGTGACTGAACTGAAGTCGCCGGCGCAGGTGGAGAAAGTCTTGAAGAAGACCAAGACCGCCATGCCCGACGGCATCATCACCGCCATCAGTTCCGGTCACACCCTGGCAGACGAGGCAGACGCCCGCCCGCCGGTTGTGCTCATCGGGCAGCAGTTGACTGCTGCCCTCAGTAAACTTCAGTAGGAGACAGTCATGTCAAATTTGGTGAAATTCGCAGGCGCTGGCCTGCCGTCCGTTGAAACCGTCAAGTCCCTGTCCACCACCCTCAAGACCCTTGACACGGGTGCGGGGCTGGACGGCGCGGCCATCTTGAAGATGGACAAAACGGGCCATTGGGTGTTCGGCGCCGACCAGACCGAGGTCGAGTCTGACTCGACGTGGGCGGTCAATCCGTTCTCGTTCCTCCACGGCTACATCGCCTGGGGCGATGGTCAGCCGCTGGGCGAGACGATGGTGCCGGTCAGCGAGCCGCTGCCCGAGGTCGGTGCTGCGCCGGCCGGGTCGCAGCGCGGTTGGGAGAAGCAGATCGGCTTCAGCCTTCAGTGCCTGTCCGGCGCTGACGAAGGGCTGGAGTGCCGCTACACGGTGACCAGCGTCGGGGGTAAGAAGGCGGTGCAGGAGTTGGCTATCGCCATCGCGCATCAGGTGGACAAAGACCAGACGAAGCCGGTGCCGGTCGTGCGGTTGAAGAAAGACCACTACCAGCACAAGAGCTACGGTCGCATCTTCACGCCGGTCTTTGAGGTCACTGGCTGGATGTCGCTGGACGGCCCGGACGCCGAGCCGGAAGACGTTCCGCCGCCGGCTGCCGACACGGGTCGCCGCCGCCGCGCCTAGCCACCTCAACCTGATGGAGAACGGGGCCGAAAGGCCCCGTTTTTTTCTATGCAAATAAAACCAATACAAACCCGCTACAAGGGGTATCACTTTCGCAGTCGTTTAGAGGCGAGGTGGGCGGTATTTTTTGACGCTTTGGCGCTGGAATGGGAATACGAACCGCAAGGGTTTGAACTGCCGTCTGGCCTGTATCTCCCGGACTTTAAGGTTTCGTACCCAGATCAAAAAAATTGTTGGTTTGAGTGTAAAGGCGCATTGGAAGATGTGCGCTCCGATGAGTGGGCGCGGATGATTGAATTTGAGGAGGCGGCGGGTTTGATAGTGCTAGATGGCGTACCAGACTGCCGTATGTATTTGTCGCCGACCCAAATTTGCGAGAGGGTAAAGGGCGAGTTTGATGAGCCGCTGGCGCTTGTGCGGCCATATAGCGCAAGCAAACACATACCGCCGCACAATCGCTTCGGATTCGCCTTATGGAGTTATAAAGGGCGCCCGTGGGCGGATGAACACGAAAACTTTTTTGGCACTTATTATGATGACATAGGCGCTTACGATATAGCACTCGCAGTTGCTAAAGCACGGAGCGCCAGGTTTGAGCATGGGCAGCAAGGCGCGACATGAATACCCTATGGATCGATTTTGAATCTCGCAGCGAGTGCAACCTCGCCGACGCGGGCGTCTACAACTACGCCATGCACCGTTCGACCGAGGTGCTGTGCATGTGCTACGCCTTCGACGACGGCGACGTCCAGACATGGACGCCCGACCAGCCGTTCCCGCAGGACGTGTTCGCCTACACCGGCCCCATCCACGCCCACAACTCGACGTTTGAGCGCCTCATCCTGTGGTACGTTCTCCAGACCGACCACAAGCTGGAGCAGTTCGTCTGCACGGCCGCGCAGGCACGGGCTAACTGCGCGCCAGGCAGCCTTGAGGACATCGGGCGCTTCATGGGCGCCGGGATGCGCAAGGATCACAAGGGCGCCGCTTTGATCCGCAAGTGCTGCGTTCCGCCCTTCCGGCACACCGAGCAGGACTTGGCCGACCTGTTCGCATACTGCGCGCAGGACGTTCGCGCGATGCGGGAGGTCAGCAAGCTGCTGCGCCCGCTGTCGCCGACCGAGTTGGCCGACTACCACGCGAACGAGCGCATCAACGACCGGGGCGTGCTGGTGGACGTGGCGCTGGCCCGAGCCGCGACCAAGTACGCCGACCAAGAATCAATGGACATCGCCAACACCGTCTGGGAGGTCACCAAAGGCCAGGTGTCGTCGGTACGCTCGCCCAACATGCGCGAGTGGGTGCTGGACCGCCTGACCCCCGAGCAGCTTGCCCTGACCGATGTCAACGGCAAGGCCAGCATTGACAAGTCGGTGCGCGCGAACCTGCTGGCCTGCGACGACCTCGACCCGGACGTGCGCGAAGTCGTGCAGTGCGCCGACGACCTCTGGTCGTCCAGCGTTGCGAAGTTCATCCGCATCGCCGCGCTAGCCGACGAGGAGGACAGCCGCCTGCGTGGCGCGTTCGTGTTCGCCGGAGGCGCCGCCACGGGCCGCGCGGCGTCCTACGGGGCGCAGGTCCACAACCTGCCCCGCAAGGTCGCCAAAGACCCCGTGGCGCTGCGGCAGGCCATCGTGCGCGGTCACACGCTGGTGCCGGCGCATGGCGTCCGGGTGACCGACGCGCTCAAGTCTATGCTCCGGCCTGCGTTCATCCCGCAGCCGGGCTACGTCTTCATCGGCGCCGACTGGTCAGCTATCGAAGGCCGGGTCAACCCGTGGCTGGCACAGTCGCCCGCTGGCGAAGAGAAGCTCGACGTGTTCCGCAGCGGTCGAGACCCCTATATCGTGAACGCCTGCGCGACGTTCGGCGGGTCGTATGGCGCGCTGGCCGCTGCCGTGCAGGCTGAAGACCCCGAGGCTGTGCAACGTCGGCAGGTCGGCAAGGTGCAGGAGTTGGCGCTCGGCTTCGCCGGGGGCGTTGGGGCGTTTGACGCGATGGCCAGGGGCTACGGCGTGACCGTTGACCAGCCAAAGCGCATCGTCGCTGCTTGGCGCCGCGCGAACCCTTGGGCGCCGGTGTTCTGGCGGCAGCTTGAGAACGCCTACCTGACCGCCATGCGCCGGCCGGGTGAGGAGCAGACCGCTGGCCGGGTGACCTACGTCTATGACCGGCGCCACCTGTGGTACATGCTGCCGAGCGGCCGGGTGCTGTGCTATCCGTTTGCCAAACTCGCCGACGAGGGTCTAACCTACGCCAAGGCCAGTTGGAAGCCGAAGGCGGACGCAAAGGAATGGCCCCGCGCCCGGCTCTGGAGTGGGCTTGCCGATGAGAATTTGACCCAGGCAACAGCGCACGACCTGCTGCGCGAGGCGCTGCGGGAGCTGGAGCATGTGGTCCTGCACGTTCACGACGAAATCGTGCTGGAAGTCCCCGAGTATGAGGCCGAGGCCGCCGCCCGGCGGCTGGAGTCCGTCATGCAGACACCGCCAGCGTGGGCCAAGGGCCTGCCGCTGGTCGCGAAGGCGAAGGTGCTGTTGCGGTTCGGGAAGTGAAAAAAACCCCGGCGGGTAAGGCCGGGGCAATCTAGACCAAGAGGAGGATCGACGTGAGCGATTATGCCCGTTTTGTAGAATGGTACGCAAGCCTCGCCCCGGAGGGCGAAACCGCGCTGATACTGCGCCAGAAGCCCATCCGACCGCCAGCGTTTCACGCCGACGGCAGCCCGAAATGCACTTTCATCCCGCTGTTGCCGAGCGCCAGGGTGGACCCGTCATGGTCGGTGTTTGGCAACACTGGGTCGTTCATCATTGACCGCTTCCCCGAGGGGCGCCCGGTCGCGCAGGCGCGGTGCGTGGAGTACCCGCTGGTGATGATGCTGGACGATGTCGGCACGAAGTCGCAGGTGCCGCCGGTGCCGCCGACTTGGATCATCGAGTCCAGCCCCGACAACTACCAGTACGGCTACGCCTTCACCGAAGACGGCGTGCCGTCCGGGGCGCAGTTCGTGGCGCTGGTGCGCCGGCTGGCCGAACTTGAGTTCACCGACCCCGGCGCCGGCGGTCTGGTGCGCAACTTCCGGCTGCCAGGCTCGATCAACCTCAAGCGCGGCAACTTCGCTGCCCGGCTGGCGGATTTCCACCCCGAACGCCAGTTCACTTATCTTGAGTTGTGCGACGCCTTCGGCGTGGTGGCCGGCGCGCCCGACGAGGCGCGCACCAGCTGGTCGTCCGTGGCCGGGCTGGCCGATGATGGCGCCGACGATGTCTGGTCGTGGCTGCTGGAGCAGGGGCTGGTCGCCTCGCGCCCGAATGCCGAGGGCTGGGCTGGGGTCATGTGCCCGAACGCTGCCGAGCACACCGACGGCAACCCGGAGGGCCGCTATTCGCCCGCCAACCGCGCCTACTGCTGCCTGCACGGGCACTGCGTTGACCTCGACTCGCGGACGTTTCTGGACTGGGTGGCGTCGCAGGGAGGCCCAAAACGTGAGCCCGGCCTGCGTGATGAACTGCTGGCCGCGACGATGTCGGCCGCGCTCGCCAAGCTGCCGCAGGACGTGCCGATGGCCGAAGCCGCCGCCGAGGCGCTGGCCGCCGTGCAGGCGCGGGAGCATGGTCGGATCGAGCGGGACGACCTCCACCGCCATTGGGCCTACGTCGTCAGCGACGACGGCTACTTCAATCTAGACGACCGTACCGAGGTTTCGCGGGCGGCGTTCAATGCTCTGTACGCAGGGCTGTCCTGCCGGAGCCGCCACGGCAAGAATCCAGTAGCGTCAGCGTCAAAGTGGTTTGACGAGTGGCGCCATGAGCGGGGCGGTAAGGCGCTGTCCGCCATCACTTACGCCCCCGGCCTGCCCGCGCTGGTCGAGCGCGACGGCGACGTGCTCGGCAACCGGTGGCAGGACGCCCGAACGCCTCCGGTAGCGAACGCCGGGTCCGCCGGCATGTGGCTGGCGCATCTGGAATACCTGTTGCCCGAAGCGGCCGAACGCGAGGCGCTGCTGGACGTGCTGGCGTTCAAGCTCCAGCACCCCGACATCAAAATCAACCACGGCGTGCTGCTGGCCGGGCACGCCGGGTGCGGTAAAGATTCGCTGATGGCGCCGTTCCTGCGTGCCGTGTGCGGTCCGCACCAGCGCAACCGGGGGCTGGTACAAGGCGATGAACTGTCCGGGCAGTTTGGGTATCACCTTGAATGCGAGGTGCTGGTGCTGAACGAACTGCGGGACAGCGACGCCGGTGCCAGGCGTGCGCTGGCGAATAAACTCAAGCCGCTGCTGGCCGCGCCGCCCGAATACTTGAGCGTGAACAGGAAGGGCCTGCGGCCTTATGATGCGATCAACAGGATGCTGGTTGTCGCGTACTCGAATGAGCAGGTGCCGTTGGTGATCGATTCGTCCGACCGCCGATGGCTGGCCCTGAAGTGTTCCGGCGGTCGGATGGACCCGGCCGACGCCGAACTGCTGTGGTCATGGTACGAGACCGGCGGATATGATGCCGTGGCGGCCCTGCTGTGGTCGCGAGACGTGTCGCGGTTCAACGCCGGGGCGGCGCCGATGCGCACCAGGTATTGGGAGTCGCTGGTATTGGGTGGCCGCAGCCCGGCCGAAGAGCTGCTGATCGACATGATTCAGAACCGTGTCGGCGAGTTCGCCCGCGGCGTCATCGGCGCGCCCTTTAGCGCCCTGTGCAGCCGAATCCAAGCCGGCGATGCCAGCGGGCTGAAGGTGCCGAAAGCGGCGCTGCTGCACGCGCTGGCCGAGTGCGGATGGATCGATTGCGGCGCCGTCGCGTCGCGAGGGCATCCAACCAAAAAGCAGGTCTACTGCGCGCCGCAGCTGGCCGATTACAGCAAGTCGGACCTGCGCCGGATGGTGGAGCCCGACGCCACGGTGCCAGGGCTGCGCGCGGTGACGGGGTAAAAAAAAGGGGCCCGAAGGGGCCCCTAATCCATCAGCCGATGGTGGTCAGGCTAGCTCAAAGTCGCCGTCGGCCGGGTTGAACACCAGCGCCTGCGCCTCGCCGATGTCGGCGAGGTTAACCTCACGCACAAAGTCCCAGCACTCATCGCGAGTGCTGGGGAGCCCGGTGAGCGGGTGCTGATACCAGCGCCCGTCCCAGACTGTCTGGGCGCCGTCCCAGTTCACCGAATCACCATCGTCGCCGCGCAACGGCCGGCACCTTCCAGTTCGATCCGATAGGTGCGGTGCCCGATCAGGCTCACCCGAATATTCGGGTCATCGCGCCACCCGCGCAGCATCTCAGCCGCGCGCTCGCGGGTCATGCCCGTATCCTCGACCTGCCGCTCGCCGTCCCAGGCCCACAGGAACCGCGTGCTCATGCCGCGAGTTCCGACAGCATCTGGGCGGCCCAGGCGCGCGCCTGCACCTCGTCGGCGCAGCGGCGGCAGGTCAGCACCTTGCCGCCATGAGCCGCGTCGGCCGCGCGCCACGCGACGTTCACCGTGACGTGGCCGTCGGCCAGCAGAGCCGCCATCGCCACCCAAACAATGCCAGGGTCGCCCGGCCCCACGTCCTGCGGGGCGGTCGCCCCGATGTCAGTCCATTCGCGCAGTTTCAGCATCGGTTGATCCTCACTAGTTGTTACCGAAGGCGCGACGATACCGAAGGCGCCGAAAGGTTGTCAACAATTCTTTTGCAATCGCCCGAACGCCCGAACGCCCGAACGCCCGAACGCCCGAACGCCCG